GCCATCTGTTGCAGCTTAGTCGTCACCGACGCGGCGTTCTGCGCTACGATCTGGTCGTTGCCGAAGCGCACGACATAGTCACGCTTCATTCTTTCGTATGGCTTGCGGTCGTCCAGCGCGACGCGCACCTCTGTGACGTGGCATGGCGGCAGCTTGTCCTTATACTCGCCCGGCTCCAACACGAACGTCGCTGGTTTAATCCGCGCCATCACCTGTTCGAGTGCGCCGGCTGCCGGAATCCACTGGCCGAACTCACGGTTGGTGCAGATAAAATACTGTTGCAGGAACGCACCCTTGGCACGGCCCAACAACCCTTGGTCAATGATCTTGCACTGACCGAAAACATCCTCAAGGCCGTTCGATGTAAACGAACCTGTCAACCCCCAACGTATCCTCATCGTAGACATAATTTTCTCCAAAGCCTTAAAGCGTTTGCCGCTGGGGTTTTTCAACCGCGTCAGTTCGTCAAACACAACTCCATCAAAACTCGATAAATTCTCTAGCTTATCTAAATTATCATAGTTAATGACGACCACACTGGCGTCACTCCGTAACGCATCCACCCTTTGCGCTGGCGTGCCGACCGCCAACGCCGGAGTGATGCCAGACCATTTCGGTGCTTCGACCGGCCACACGTCTGTGCAGACGCGCTTCGGCGCCACCACCAGCCAGCGGTTGACAATGCCATCGCGCAGCATCTCATCCATCGCCGTCAAAGTAATGGCAGTCTTGCCCGCGCCGACAGGCGCAAGGATCATGGCGCGGTCGTTCTCATACAGGAACGTCGCCGCCTGCTGCTGATACGGTCTTAGCTGAAGCGTTTGAGCCATTCGTCCACATCCTCTTTTGACCATAAGCAGGCGTAATGCTGCTTGGTGTGCGTCATCTCATCGCAAAAGATACGCTGCAACGCAGATAGGCGTCCGTTAGGTTGCTTCAGTTCCACGAACCAAGCCTCACCGTTGGGCATACAGGCTATGCGGTCGGCGACGCCGACTTGCGTAATGCTGCGGAATTTGTACGCGAAACCGCCAACCGCACGCACGCGTTTGCAGAAGTACCGCTCTATTTCTTTCTCAGTCATGCCAAAACGCTACTCCAAAATTTTTTGCATTTCAAGCCTTGCATCAAATTTTGTTGTCTGTATGATGGCGGTTCAAACAGTAGAGTGAGGTATGATATGCAACATAGTAAGATAGTCGGCGGTTCGACCGCCAAACGCGTCATCGCCTGCCCCGGCAGTGTGGCGCTGGTGGACACAGTACCGCCGAAGCCCAGCAGCAGCTACGCCGACGAAGGCACGCTCCTGCATGACACTATAGCCACCATATTGGAGCGTGACCTTGACCCGTACAGCATGGTCGGCACCACCTATGAGAAAACCGTGCTGACTGAAGCACTGGTCGATGACAAGCTGATACCGGCGCTGCGCGCGCTGGACGAAATAGACCCCAAGGGGGAGATGGAATATGCTGTTGAGAGCAGGGTTGGTTTTGGTGATTTTCTGCCTGACGTTTTTGGTTCTACCGATCTTCTTGGTCGCCTTGGTGATCGAGCGGTCGTTCTGGATTGGAAGTTTGGCGATGGCGTGGCTGTCGAAGTCGAGGAAAACAGCCAGCTACTCTTCTACGCTGCGGCGGCTAAACGCACGGCGGAAACGGCGTGGGCCTTTGAAGGCGCCAAAGAAGTCGAACTAATCATTGTGCAGCCGCCCTACGTCAAGCGGTGGGTGACAGACCTTGCACGCGTTGACGCGTTCGAGAAAGAACTTGCCGCTGCCGTCAAGATTGCTGCGCGGCCAGACGCGCCGTTGGCGTCAGGCGACCATTGCAAGTGGTGCGCGGCCAAGCCCATCTGTCCTGTGATGACAGGCGCTGTAGACCGCGCACTGAAAGCCAAGATGGACGCGCTGCCGATTGACCAGATTGCACACTATCTGGAACAGGCGCCGCTGATTGAAGCGTTCATCAAAGACTTACAGCAGATGGCGCACGGGCTTCTGGAAGAAGGCCGCAAAGTCCCCGGTTGGAAGCTGGTCAACAAACGCGCCACAAGACAGTGGACAAATGAGGATAAGGCTGTAGCATTTATGACCCAAGCGGGTATAGAGGCATGGGGTGAACCCAAGCCGCTGTCGCCAGCCCAAGCGGAAAAGGCTTTGAAGAAAGCTAAGATAGAATTGCCGGCGGACTTAGTTGCCGCCGTCTCAACAGGCTCTACCCTTGCGCCGGAGAATGATCCTCGGCCAGCGGTTTTGCAAATCGGACAGACGCTCACAAAAGCTATGTCTAAAATCCAGTAAAAGAAAAGGTACAATACAATGTCGAATATCACTACTTTTGGCGGCGCTAACTTGCCGTCCGTTCAGTCTCTCTCTGGCGCTTTGCGTTCCATCCAATCGGAAGTTGCGCCGGGCGGCACAGTCATCCTCAAGATGGACAAGACAGGCCATTGGGTTTTCGGTGCAGACCAGACCGAAGTTGAAGACGGCAGCCTGTGGGCCGCTAATCCGTTTTCGTTCGTGCATGGCTACATCGCATGGGGTAATGGCGAAGTGCTGGCTGAAAAGCTGGTGCCGGTGTCAGAGCCGCTGCCAGAGTTGGAACCAGCACCATCAGGCGCAACGCGCGGTTGGGAAATGCAAGTCGGCATGATGCTGGTCTGCACCAACGGCGAAGACAAGGACATGCAGGCGCGCTTCACGGCTACATCAGTCGGCGGCAAACGCGCTGTGCAGGCATTGGCTGTTGCCATTGCCGATCAGGTGGACAAGGACCAAACTAAGCCTGTGCCGTTGCTCTCGCTGTCGTCAGAGCATTACCAGCACAAGACCTATGGTCGCATCTATACGCCTATTTTTGATATCACCGATTGGGTGTCAATGGATACCAATTCGGTTGCTGAACCAGAGGATGCGGAGTTGGAAGTCGCCGCTGAACCTGAAGCCGCTGAAGGTGCGCGTCGTCGTCGTCGCGTAGTTTAAGGGGCGTGAAAGCCGGGGTGATCCACCACCCCGGCGAGTAGCGGAAGAGTGAGAACTTCTATGTCTATTTTATGGGTTGACTTTGAGACGCGCAGCCGTTGCGACCTTCGCAGCCGCGGCGTCTACAACTACGCGCAGGACGCCAGCACCGACGTGTTGTGCATGTCCTACGCATTTGATGACGATGACGTGCGGACGTGGCTACCAAGTGAGCCTTTCCCGCAGGCCGTGCGTGATCACAAGGGGCTGGTATACGCGCACAACGCAGCGTTCGAGCGCCTGATATTCTGGTATGTCCTTCAGGTCGAGTTCAAGCTGGAGCAGTTTTACTGCACCGCAGCGCAAGCCCGCGCCAACTGCGCGCCGGGTAGCCTTGAGGATGTGGGCCGCTTCGCTGGCGCGACCATGAAGAAAGACCATCGCGGCGGTCAACTGATCCGCTTGCTGTCCATCCCGCAATCAGACGGCACGTTCCGCGAGGACGCAGGCTTGATGCAGGAAATGGTTGACTATTGCGAACAGGACGTGCGGGCCATGCGGGCCATCGCGCAGGCACAGCGTCCGCTGTCGGCTGAAGAGTTGGCCGATTATCACACCAACGAGCGCATCAACGACCGCGGCGTCCTGCTTGACAGGCCGCTGGCGCTGGCCGCTGTGCGCTACGCCCAAGAAGAGTTGGTCGAGATACAAGACATCGTCGCAGAGGTGACGAAGGGCGAGATTAAGTCCGTCCGCAGCCCCAAGATGAAGGTGTGGGTGCTGGACAGGGTAGGGCCGCAGGCGCTTGAACTGGCGACTATTTACAAAGACGGTGAAGCCAAGCTATCTATTGACAAGAACGTGCGCGCTAACTTGCTCACGCTGGCAGAGGAAAATCCAGATGAAGTTCCATCAGAAGTTGCAGAAGTCATCCAGTGCGCGGACGATCTGTGGGCATCGTCCGTTGCAAAGTTCGAGCGGGCCGCGGCGCTTGCTGATGAGGAAGATTTTCGAGTTAGAGGAGCATTTGTTTTTGCAGGAGGCAGTGCTACTGGCCGCGCTTCATCATTTGGGCTTCAGGTCCACAACTTCCCAAGAAAGTGCGCCGCCGACCCGGCATTAGTGCGGCAGGCTATGGTGCGCGGTCACCAGATTGTCCCCGCGCATGGCCGCCGCGTAACTGACGTGCTGAAGGGTATGCTACGCCCTGCGCTGATGGCTGACAAAGGCAAGCGGCTGGTCGTTGCCGATTGGGCAGCCATCGAAGCGCGGGTGACGCCGTGGGCGTCCAACAGCACCTTCGGTGCTAACAAGCTAGACATCTTTGCCAAGGGTGAAGACGTTTACAAGCACAACGCTATGGCGACCTTCCATGTCGGTTACGGCGATGTCAACACAGACCAGCGCCAGATCGGCAAGGTTCAAGAGTTGGCGTGCGGCTTCGCCGGCGGCGTCGGTGCGTTTGCCAGCATGGGCCGCATCTACGGCTTGCTGATGTCGGAGAGCGACGCAAAGCGCATGGTGGACGCATGGCGCCGCGCTAACAAGTGGGCCGTGCCTTACTGGTCTGGCCTTGAGGACACCTATATGCGCGCCATGCGAAACAAGGGCCGTGAGTTCAAGATTGGCCGCGTTACATATTTATTTGACGGATTGCATCTTTGGTATGCGCTTCCGTCTGGACGTGTGTTATGCTATCCTTTCGCCCGCTTCGACGAGGAAGGCAATCTGACCTATGCCAAGGCTTCATGGAAGCCAGCCGCAGACGCTAAAGAGTGGCCTAGGGCGCGGCTATGGCGCGGTCTGGCGTGTGAGAACATCACGCAGGCTGTCGCCAACGACTTGCTGCGCCATGCCTTGCGTCGATTGGATAACGTAGTGCTGCACATCCACGATGAAATCGTCTTGGAAGTGCCAGAGGATGAAGCCGAAGCCGCCGCAGCGCGGCTGGTGCAGATTATGTGTGAGCCGCCACCTTGGGCGTCGGGGCTACCCCTGAACGCAGAAGTGGCGATTATGGAACGATATGGCAAATAAGGAGCAAGCGATGAGTGAGGATCGCATCAAGTTTATCGAATATATAACCGGATTGGCGACAGACAATGTCGGCGAGACGGCTTTGGTCGTGCGTCAGAAGCCGCAGCACGACAGCGACGGCAACCTGATATTCCATGCAGACGGTGCACCGAAGGCCACCTTTCCTGCGTTCCTACCAGAAAAGACCCGCATGAAAGAAGGCGAGGCATGGTATGTCAACACAGGTTCGTTCATCGTTGACCGCTTTGTAGACGGCAAGCCGTCCGCCAAGTCGAGCAACGTTGAGTATGTGTTGTTTATGATGCTGGACGATGTCGGCACTAAGTCGAAAGAGCCACCGCTTGACCCGACATGGATATTGGAAACCAGCGAAGGTTCGTTTCAGTGGGGCTATGCGTTCAGCGAACAGCCAAAGAAGGGCGACTTCTGCGCTGCCATCAAGGCGATTGCCGATGCAGGCTACACCGATCCCGGCGCGACTAACGCTGTCCGCAACTGCCGCATCCCCGGCAGCGTCAACCTGAAGCGCGGACGCAATAACTTTCCTGCGCGGCTGGTCGAGTTCCACCCAGACCGTGAATACACGCTGGAGCAAATCTGCGAGGCGCTAGACGTTACGCCAGCCGAAGGCGACACAGCCGAATATAAAGCGGTGCAGTTGCGCGACAATGGGCTTGACAACGTCCTGACATGGCTTGCGGACAACAACCTAGTCCTTAGCCATCCTAACGCCGACGGCTGGTGCGGCATCGTCTGCCCTAACCATGAGCAACACAGCGACGGCATGATCGAGGCGCGCTACAAGCCGCTCGACCGTTCGTTCTGCTGCTATCATGGGCATTGTCAAGACCTTGACAGCCGGACATTCCTTGATTGGGTAGCCAACAACAACGGCCCCAAGGTAACGCCGGGCTTGCGTGACGAGTTAATCGCAGAGCGTCTGGCGTCGATGTATGACAAGATTGCGCCGACCGAAGCCTTCCCAGATGAGGCCGCAGCGCGTGTGCGTGAGGTCGAAAAGAAAGAGGCAGGACGGCTGGAACAAAGCGAGTGGTTCGAGCGTTTCGCCTACATACAGTCCGATGACTGCTATTTCGACATGGTGACGCGTCAGGAGATAGCCCGCAACGTTTTTAACGCCCTGTTTCGTCACATTGACTGCCGCTCCGTCCACAAGAAGACGCAGCGCGTGCAGGCGTCCGTTTATTTTGACGAGCGCCGTCAGGATCGCGGCGCCCCTGCACTGGCAGCGGTGACGTTCGCCGCTGGCGATGACGTTCTGGTGACGCGTGACGGGTTGGTCTACGGCAACCGCTGGACAAACGCCCGTCCTGATGTAGCCCTTAGCGACACAATCGCGGATCACGATGTCGAGCCTTGGCTAGAGCATTGCCGCAGTCTGGTGTCAGATGATGTCGAGTTAGACCACATCCTTGATGCTATGGCGTTCAAGATACAGCACCCTAACGTCAAGATTAACCATGCCATCCTGATCGGCGGTGATGAAGGCGCTGGTAAGGACAGTATGTTCCAGCCGTTCTTGTGGGCGCTTGGTGGCAAGCATTGGCGCAACCGGTCAGTCATTGAGGCTGGCGGGTTGGATAGCCAGTGGGGTTATTCGCTTGAGGCTGAAGTTGTCATCCTGAACGAGTTGAAGGAGCCAGAGGCACGCGAACGTCGCGCTATGGCTAACAAACTAAAGCCGCTCATCGCCGCACCGCCTGAAACGCTGTCGGTCAACCGTAAGGGGATGCATCCTTACGAGTTGGTCAACCGTTTGATGGTGGTTGCCTACACGAACGATCCGCTACCTATCACGCTGCCGACACAGGATCGTCGCTGGTTCTGCGTGTGGACACGCGCACCGCGTATGACGCCAGCCGCAGCCAATGCGCTGTGGGGCTGGTATCAGAATGGCGGCTATGAGAAGTGCGCCGCTTGGCTGCATCAGCGCGACGTGTCGGCGTTCAACCCTGCTGCTGCGCCGCCAGTGACCGAATGGAAGCTGAACATGGTCGAGCATGGCATGAGCGTTGCGGAAAGCTACCTTGTGGACATGATGCGGACGCGGTCGGGCGTGTTCTCCGATGGCGTCATTGGTGGGCCTTTCCATCGCATCTGCGATGCACTGGCGGTCAACGTGCCGGCTGGTGTGAAGGTTCCGCAAGCTGCGCTGCTTCATGCGCTAAAGGAAGCCGGCTGGGTTGACATGGGGCGGGTTGGTTCGACCGAATTGCCTACCAAAAAGCACATCTTTGTCGCGCCTGATCTCGTTAAGAAGCACACCAAATCAGAGTTGCGCCGCATGGCGGAAGACTTGCCTAAGTCGGGCACACTGACAAACTTAGGCAGGAATTGACATCTGATATCAGGCGATGATATACAGCTTGGGTTGGCAATGCTCCGCTAACCTGATTAAGCCCCCGGTGTCCTCACTCCGCCGGGGGCTTTTTATTGTCTGTTAGCGCAGCCCTTTTTTCAGTTTCCTATAGCGGCCTTCAACAGAAGCAATGGTCAGCCCCATTTGCTCCGCCATGTAGGATGGTCTTAGGCCGTGTTCATAATAGCTTATCAATTCTGCATCCATTTCAGGTGTCCACATACGCCTAGTCCGTTTTACTATTGGCATTTTATTCGTCTTTCAGCGCCTTTTCGGCGTCCTCGATCAATTCGATGGGTGGGTAGCGCAGGTAAGACACATGGTCCTTGCCTATCACGCCCAGAAACTCCAGATATTCCATCAGGCGGTAGGCTAAGGTTTCGCCTGCGCGTTCGATGTATCGTTCGGGCAGTGCCAATTCGTCGTCGTCATCATCATAGTCTGTCATGCTGCTAGTCTCCTTTCGCATGGGTTGCATATTTCGCCTGTCGTGCGCCTGAACAGGCGGCAGCGGGGGCATTTGTCGCCATTGGCGGGGAACCACATCGCAGCAACGCGCGGCAGTTCAGGGTCGGAACGCTCGGCTTCATGCGCTGCTGGCGGAAACTTGTCGCCCATGACGATGCACACGCCTTCAATGCCGCTGGTCTTGCACATCGCAGCCATATCGGAATTGCGGGCGAACAACCCTGCCGTGGTCGGGTCGTCGGTATACAGCATGATGCTGCTATCCTCTTGCTCCGTCACACGTCCAAGGCGGCGCTGTTCTTCGCCAGCCAACAGCGCAGCGCGTCTGGCTAGGCGCATGACTGCGCCCCATTCGCTTATATTGGTCATTTGCTCTGCCCCTCTGTGTCGTGCAGCACTTCCACACGCCATTTCAAATCGGCATAGCCGCGCTTCCCGCCGTTGCCGTCTGCGAAGGGTTTAGCTGCTTCAATCCGTCTGCCTTCGCTTTCGGCTTCATGCTGCGTATTAAATCCGTCAAACAGCGTAAACTTGCGCGCGTCGTGTCCGCCGCGATATTCGCAGACAAGGGCATACGGCATACCTAACTTAGCAAGCGTTTCATGTGTCACTTGGCGTTCTGTGGCTTTCATTTGCTTACATCCATCTAGTAATGAAGGTTACGCCGCCCACAGTGCGGCACTTGAACGCTTTGCCGTTACGGATGCCGTATTGGCTTACGTTGCGGCTAATGCGCTTGGCATCGCCCTTCTTGGTGGCTGGCATGGTGGCGATCTCGCCAACCTCTAGCGTTCCCATTGGGTATACCATCGGGCGGCTCATTTGCTTTGCTCCTTTTCGCGCTCTGCGCGGCGTTCCGCGAAGGTCTTGCCGTCCAGCCCGCGCAGCGGCCATGCGCTGTCGGATGATATGCGATGCTTGCGCCCCATAGGCGCGGCTTGTTGTGTTTTGATCATGTTATAACTCCACTGTTGTCTTAGGTTTGGCGCGCTTGTCGTTTAGCCGTTCAAGCCAATATTTTTGTTCCGGCCCGAATGACCGTGCTGCATGGTATTTGAACAGCGCCAAGGCTAGCGGGTCGTATCCCTTATGCTTGTGCGTCACAATCAGCGGCGAGGGCGTCATGGGCCTATGGTCAGGGCAATAGAATTGCCGTTTGTTTTCGGCTGTCACTTCCAGAATATCGCGCAGCGTCAGGTTCAGGCCGTGTTCGTTGTTGATATAGGCCGCAATGACGCTGCGGTCACTGATATATCCGGCAAGGTGCAGGATTTGCTTGCGTAGTGCGTAATCCATCAGTCTTGCCTCTGCTTGATGTTCAGCAATTCAGTGCCCTCGCGCAGCCATGCGTTACGAAACCACTCACGGTCTAAATGCGTCCGCCATAGAATGATTAAGGTAACGGCTTGCATGGCTAACAGTGCAATGATTGCAATTTGATATTGGTTCATAATTAATCATCCAGTAATAAAGTTAATAGGAAAAGAGCGGCTCCAGCGATTACCGCGATCATTTGGCCTCTAGTTGCGCTTGCAGGGTGTTGGCTTGTTCCATCCAACTGTCGAGCCGTGCGTTTAGTTCGTCAATCTCGCGCTTTGCATCCTCTAGTTGGTCGTCAACGCCTATCAGATGCTCCAGACGCTCCAACAGGATAAATTCTAATTCGGTGCGGACGTTGTCTTGTGCGTAGCGCGTCAGTTCGCAGTCGTGCATCATGCGGAGATAATTGCGGTCGTTTGTCATGTTATGCTTCCCTCACTGTTTTAATGATTGCGTATATTGATAGGGCTAAGACGCCCCAAAAGAATGTGATGATTGTTAGGTGGGCTGTCATGCCTCACCTGCCAGCAGGCGGTCAGCGCCCACGATCGGCGCCATAGAGAACGAACCCCAAGGCTTGACCTGTTCGACGCCATCCCAGATTTTAATTTTAAGGCGATCGCCGGCGGCGGTCACGATCGTTTTGTCGGTGCGCTTTGCAACTGTGACGCGCACGATCGTGTCATAGTCCGCAACGCTGCGGGTGTAATAGGTTTTGCCTGTTTCAAACTTAGTCATTAGTTTTGCTCCTTTTGTTGGCGGCGATCTAAACGGATAAGAAAAGCGGTCAGTTCATCAACCAGACGATCGGTTGTCACCTCATCTAGTTTGGAACTGAACGCATGGTTTACGTTTGCGCGTTTCAGCATATCAAAGAATGCGTCTGTCGCTATATCTGCCAGCCGTTCAAAGTTAGGCTCTGCTATTTGCTTTTCTGATAACATAGTGTCTCACTCCTATAATTGGCACTAGCGCCATAAATGCCGCGCGACGGTTAGCCGCGCGGCTAATATGGCGTTAGGCGGCGATCGCGTCCTGCCATGCTGTATCAGGCGCTGTATGGCTCGACCGTATAGGCATCAGCACAGCAAATGCGCTTGGATAGAGCGGGAAGGTAACACCAGCCGGTGACTGTCCGTTATGGTGCAAATGCGCTTCTAACGAGCTTTTACCGCCTAACAGCTTGCCGATCTTACCCATGTCCGCAACATAAGCAGGATTGAATTGTGCAACTTCACCGGACAGATCGCCGGTTGGAATAGCGCGACGCCAATCAGGAAACGATCCGTCGATCGACTGGCAGGACATGTCGCCGCAACGATTAGGGCTTATGTCGATCGTTTTGTTTTTATAACCTGTCAGCGCGCGCTTGATAACGTCGCTAGGGATAATCCAACCTTTAAATTCGGGCATATCACTAACGTCGATCTTGCCACAGAATAGTCGGTGACCGTCGGTCGATACGACATAGCCTGTAGGATCCACATAAACGCCATTGAGATAATAGCGCGCTTGTTCTGTTGAAGCGCAGATCAGCGCAGCGCGCAATAGATCGGCAGATATGGTGATTGTTGTTTCGTTAGTCATTTTACTGTCCTTTACTGTATTGTAAGGCCGGCGGGATTGCCGGCCTTGGGTTGTTATGCGTCTACAGGTTGCGCTGCCTCAAACATGCGCTGGCAGATATCGTTGTCTGTGTGATCGGCAATTAGGCAGCTGCCGTCCTCTTCGTTGCCGTAAACAAGATAGAACGTTCCGACGCAATCGCCGGTAGGCGCATACATACGCAGCGTATCTTCGCCGGTCGTCGCTAGGGCGTCTAAAACAGTCTTTAGGCGCCATGCTTTTGTCACCGTCCACTCTTCGCCGTCATACACACTGACAGACAATTCACGATCGAGAGCTGCCTTAACTAATTTACGCGCGACGCGCGCTTCGCCAATGGTGGCGTATTGATGTAAACAAGATGTCGTCATTGGTTCTCACTCCAGTTGAAAAGGTCAGCGTGGCGCAGCTGCACCACGCTGCATAGGTTTACCATTCGCCGCCAGCGGCGCGGACTTCGTCGCGGCGCTCTGCCAGCGGCGCAAGCGCAGCGCGGACATTGGCGATTGCTTGCGCGATCGTTTCTGCGCCGTCGAGACATTCGAGAATGTCGCCGTCTGACCAGCATTCGACAACATAGTCCCAACCGTCAGATTCGTATGTCCGCAGCGCGTGATTGCGGACGGCGTTTATAAGGTCTTGTTCGTTCATGTCGTTCACTCCTACAGCGTCATGCTGTGCCCTCATTCTACACAGTTTGAGGGTATATAAAAGACACTATTTTGCATCGCCATGTCGATTTTCCAGATTTGCACTAAATTGTGTGGCATTTTAGCACTACCCTCTAAAACCGATTTTAAAGCCCATACAGCGCGATTTGAGTTTGAGGGTAGTCTAACACCTAAAGAGGGCAAGTCTCAAAAGGTTCTGGTTCTGTTCTATCTCTGTTCCAATAGCCTAGAATCGCCTAGAAAAGACCAGGCATTTTAGGGTGAAAATAAATCTGTGGATAAGTTATGTGCTGAAATAGGCGGAATAGTCATGAGTTAGGCTATGTTTTCACCCTAAATAGCCTAGGAAAAAGTAACGGATTACGGCGCGTCTTGGAGATAGTTAGGCGATCTAGGCTATTGGTTATGTAGTCACTATCAAAAATAAAAATGTTATATAGAATATAACCTATACGGTTAGCGTTGTATTCGTGGCGATTGAAAACCGATAGCCTAGATCGCCTAGATCGCCTAGACTTTACGTTAACGTAAAGTAGCAACTCAACTCATCGCCGACTTGCAAACGCATAGCCTAGACCGCCAATTGTGTTAACAATTGTAAACTCTAATCCAGCCAGCAAAATGTGTTTTTACTAACATCGATGTTAGCAGGAAAGGAAAGGCCAACCCAGAATCTAGCAGCAAGAACAAATCCAGAACGCGTCGAGCAGGGGGGTGGGGGGCGTAGGGCCGAGCGCCGCGTGACTGTCACGGGCACGGTACGCAAACAATTTTTATTTTTTTAAAATGTCACTGCATCAAAGCCTGTTGCGTATCTGCGCCCAGTAGATTAGTATGCGGCCCAATGACATTTTACTCACTGCCATTTACGCCAGAGCGGACGCAGGCCACCGAGTCGCGGCTAGAGGCGATATACACCGCTGCCCGCTACGGCCTGAAGGGTGACAGCCTCGCTATGGCGGCTGGCATGACCCCACGGCAATTCCGCGTGCTGGCCGACGCTGACCCGCTGGTCGAGATGGCCGAGATCAAAGGTCGCAGCGACGGCGAGTACACAGCGGCTAAGACCATGTACGAAGCGGCGCGCGATGGCGACAGCAAGGCCGCGCTGGAGATACTAAAGCATCAGCACGGCTGGGTAGCCAAGCAGCAGATCGACGTAAACATCGACCAACAGATAAGCATTACAGGCGCGCTGGAAAAAGCACAGACGCGCGTCATCGAGGGGCTGTACACTGACGTGACGCCCCGCCTAGAGGATAACACACATGCAGCAGCCGATATATTCAGCGCAAGACGAGATGGAGTTGATGGCGCGGCTGTGGTCGCCCACACTAAAGGATGACCCCCTAGCATTTGTGCTGTACACATTCCCGTGGGGCCAAGCCGGCACACCGCTAGAACATTTCCCCGGACCGCGCAAATGGCAACGCCAGATACTTGGCGATTTGCGTGACCACATCAAGGCGAACAACGGCAAGGTTGACTTTGACACAGCGCGACTGGCGATTGCGTCAGGACGCGGTATCGGTAAGTCGGCGCTGGTGTCATGGCTCACCATCTGGATGCTGTCATCAAGGATCGGCAGCACTACCATCGTGTCGGCAAACTCCGAAGCGCAGTTGCGCTCCGTCACATGGGCAGAAATTACTAAGTGGCTGGCGATGTCACTCAACAGTCATTGGTTTGAAATAGCAGCCACACGCATCATGCCAGCCAAGTGGCTGACGGAACTGGTCGAGCGCGACCTGAAGAAAGGCACGCGCTACTGGTCAGTCGAAGGCCGGCTGTGGTCAGAAGAGAACCCTGACGCATACGCTGGTGTCCACAACTTCGACGGTGTAATGCTGATCTTTGACGAAGCCAGCGGTATTCCAGACTCGATCTGGTCCGTATCGGATGGTTTCTTCACAGAGAACACACCACATAGGTTCCATCTGGCCTTCTCCAACCCGCGGCGTAACACAGGCTATTTCTACGAGACGTTCCACAGCAAGCGGGCGTTCTGGACAACACGCACCATCGACGCCCGTGATGTCGAGGGTACAGACAAAAACCTGTACCAGCGCATCATCGACGAGTACGGGCCAGACAGCTACCAAGCCAGCGTCGAAGTCTACGGTAACTTCCCGTCAGAAGGTGACGATCAGTTCATTGGCAGCAATCTGGTTGATGATGCCATGAAGCGCCCACCCATCAAAGATGACAGCGCGCCCATCGTAATAGGTGTGGACCCTGCACGCTTCGGGGCGGACGCCACCGTCATCGCCATACGGCAGGGCCGTGACATCTTGGAACTGCGGAGACACCGCGGGGCTGACACTATGGAAGTGGCTGGGTACGTCATTGACGCTATAGAGCAGTTCAAGCCTGCGTTGGTCTGCATCGACGAAGGCGGGTTAGGCGCCGGCGTCGTGGACCGGCTGAAGGAACAGCGGTACAAAATACGCGGCGTGAACTTCGGCAATAAGGCCAAGAACCAGATCATGTGGGGTAACAAGCGCGCAGAGATGTGGGGCGCCATGCGGGATTGGCTCAAGACGGCGCACATCCCCAACGACAGGTTCCTGAAAACTGACCTCATCAGCCCGCGCACCAAGCCGGACAGCAAGGGGACGCTGTTCCTTGAAAGCAAGAAAGATATGAAGTCACGCGGGCTGGCGTCGCCTGACGCAGCGGACGCCATAGCGGTGACATTTGCCTTTCCTGTAGCGTCACAGGATTTTCGACAAGGACGCGTTGACAGACGCTCGTCAAGCGGGTATTCTCCCGCCGGAGTATCTACAAGCTGGATGGGCAGTTAATGGCAGACAAGAAAAAATCTGTGTCGTTGTCCGTAGGCCGGGGTGAAAAGCTGCCTGTATCTAAGGGTGCAGGGCTTACAGCCGCTGGTAGAGCAAAGTATAATGCTGCAACCGGCAGCAAGTTAAAAGCGCCTGCGCCCAGCCCGAAGACAAAGGCTGATGCAGGACGCAAAGCATCATTCTGCGCCCGCATGGGTGCAGTAGCAGCTAAAGCTAAGAATGGCGAACGTGCCAAAGCTAGTTTGAAAAGGTGGAAATGCCCATGAAACCCGGTCTATATGCCAACATCAACGCCAAGAAAGCCCGCATCGCCGCTGGATCAGGCGAAAAAATGCGTAAGCCGGGCACTAAAGGCGCCCCTACAGCCAAAGCGTTCAAAGAGAGCGCCAAAACCGCTAAAAAACCAGCTAAGAAGGGTAAGTAAATGCCAGCTAATAAGTTCACCAAAGCCCTGTACAAGTCTGGTACTGTCAAGGCTGAACGCAACGCAGAGATGCTCCGCGAACGCCTGAAGTCACCCATGCCAAAAGAAGGCACGACAAGCGCAGCCGGCGGACGCGCTCCCGTTAAAATGCCGAAACCTGTACAGAAACCTGTACAGGTCACACGCACAACCGTGAACATGAAGCCCACACCGGCAAAGAAGAAGAAATAAAGTGCCTTTGGTCAAGTCGCCCAGCAAAGCCGCGTTCCGCAAGAACATCAAGGCCGAGGTAAAAGCCGGAAAACCTGTCAAACAGGCGGTCGCAATCGCGTATAGCGTAAAACGTGAAGCCGCCAAAAAAGGTAAAAAGTAACCGCAATGGCTGATCCGACAGGAATTAACAAGGTAGGCGACGTAGCTGACATCGGTAGCGATCCAGCAAACACTCGCGGTGACCCTGATACAATGGCAACTATGCGCCATCGGCTACAGATGTCGATGGCAGCCTATTCGGACAGCCGTGAAGACGAACTGGACGACCTTCGGTTCATGGCCGGCAGCCCTGACAACCAGTGGCAGTGGCCTGCTGACGTGTTGGCGACCCGCGGCGCGGTGCAAGGCCAGACAATTAACGCACGTCCCTGCTTGACAATTAACAAACTGCCGCAGCACGTCCGTCAGGTAACGAACGAACAGCGCCAGAATCGCCCAGCCGGTAAGGTCATCCCTGTCGATGACAATGCTGACATTGAAGTGGCAGCGATTTTTGACGGCGTCGTGCGGCATATTGAATATATGTCCGACGCTGACGTGGCTTACGACACAGCCTGCGACAACCAAGTAACGTATGGTGAAGGTTACATTCGTCTAATTACAGAGTATTGTAACGAAGAAACCTTTGACCAAGACGTTCGCATCATGCGCGTCCGCAACTCCTTTAGCGTCTACATGGACCCTACGATCCAAGACCCATGCGGCGCAGACGCTGAATGGTGCTTTGTCAC